TGAATCTTACAGGCTGACTTGGACGAAACATAAGATAGTATTCTACTTGATCTTTGTCCATTGACTGATAAGATTTGACAATAAACTTTGCGTCAATCTTTGTCTTATTGGTATTTTCATAAGTCATACCTTCAGCAAGAGAACGTGTAATTCCATGTTCGTCTGCGAAGAAGTCATCATGAAAATAGTCATAAATGTAACAAGTCTTGGAAGCAATACTGTTATCCCAAGTTTCTTCCATCAAAAAATCAGATTCTTCTTTATAAATCTGACCTAAAGTTTTCGCATTATTTGTTTTGGCGTTAGCGATTCGCCGTGCTGTCTGTAAGCTTGGCATCACCGACACCTCCTTCAAACATCTGCTTAATGTAATTGTGACTATCTAAAATAGCCCTACGAAATGTCATGTAATCAAACTCATCGGATGTAACTTCGTCATAAGCGGCTTGCAAAGTAGCCATTAGTGTGACCATAATTCCATTATTATTAAATAGAGTTTTTGTTCCACTAAATTTAAACATGACATTCTGAAAAAATATAAGAAAAGCTTCATCATTCTCAAATATTTTTTCTACTATTCGATTATCCTTATAAAGTAATAACTTATGGACATCGTTATGCATTGCATGTGCAACTTCTTTAATTTGTCTTTTAGTGAACGAACCATATATATATTCCATAGTTATTCACCTCGCACATATGAATTATTAATATATCCATGACTTGCAAGTTTTCTACTAAATTCATGCTGTAATGTATCCAATCTACTTTGCATATCTTTATATGGATTCTGCATGTTTTTTTCTTCTTTTGTCCCTAAAGCTCTAGCAGTAAATTTTGCAGAGTCAACCTGTGGTTTTAACCATTCAATTGTCATTCCAAGAGTGAACAATCCTATAACATATTCCTTATCTGCAAAATCGCTAACAGGATATTGCATCTCAAATTCAATCTGTTGGATTTCATCATCCATATTAAATGAAGCGAATTTTCTAATAACTCGTTCATCACCTGCAACCATGCGTAAGCGTTCAGTCCATGTTTCATTAAGATCGTTTTCGTCAAGAGAAAGTTCTTTCATATCTGAAATTCGTCCTCTTGCTCGTGAAAAAATTGTTTCGTATGGAAGCGTCATTGTGAGCCTCCTTTACTATTCCTGAACTAATGTAAGTAACATTTTTGTACCAAAAATTTCATCAAGAGCCTTAATTCTGTGAACTGAATCAAGAGCGTGAGATTCAATCATTGTAGAAGCAATACCTTTAAGGGCTTCCTTTGCTCCCTTTGGAAGTTTCTTAATTGTTTCTGACATCTGTGGAACAGGAAGATTTAAAATCTCATTTAAGTCACTTGTTTCATACATAGACTCATATAAGTCTTTTACAGATTTATTCTGTTCAACAAAATCTTCATCTTCAATAATAATTCTTGGTGAATAAATGTTTACATCTTCACGAGTTCTAACGAGATAAATTAAATCTCTATATTCAACATCAACTACATCTCCACAATCAGCCCAACTATAAAGGATATGTGAACGTGCTCCCTCGATATAAAGTCCACCACTTACTAATGAACGACATGAAATAGTATCTTCGGGTGAAAATGTTTTAATATTTTCTTTAACTTCTGTAGTTTTTGTTGCCTTTTCTGTACTGTCAGTAGTAGCAGTAGTTTTCTTTGTATATGCCATTTCCTTTCAATTCCTTTCAAAATTAGGAGAGTGGCAATCCACTCTCCATATAATTAACCTATAAGTAAATCTTACAGATCCCACTCACCATGATAACGAGTCATAAGAGTTGCAACACCCATACGTCTCTGTACCTCATAAGACTGCATATCATCCTTAGTAGCACCCTTTTCGTTTACTTCAAGTTCAGTCTCTCCATAGTCAACAAACTTGATAAATCTATCATCAACTGCTGGCATGATATAGAGCTTCTTGTTATCAACGATAGGAGTAGCAAGAGACTTATCAGTAAACTTCTGTGGAATCTCCATAAGAGGTGTTCCTTCGTAGCCACCGATAATACCTGTGTTTGCTACAGACTCCTTGATTGAATTAGCAGGATCAGCCCAATCAACCTTTGTAAGAGCATTAAGAGACTTTAATGCTGTCTTAGTACCCATGATTACAACACCGCTTTCGTTAGCAGCACCAACCTTTTCGATAATTGCATCAAACTGAGCTTTTGTAGAAGCAGCCAAAGCACCAGTACCCTTGAGAGTAGCAGGAACAGGAATAAGGTTTACACCATTTGCAAACTGAGAAGAAATGAGTGTCTGAACCTTCTGGATATAAGCCTTAACAACCGCATCCACGAAAGCACCCCAATCCTTACGACCAGTTAAGAAAAGACGAATATCTCCACCAACCTTGATACCATATACTGCTGTATCAACATGATAAGACTGACCAGAACCTAAACGCTGGATAGATCTTTATGTTTAACTTATATATTATTTTCCACAAATTGCCAGTGATAACCACCAGCCGTTTTTCTATTTCCTTTACACACTTCTAATATGGAAGTTGTAATTTTTAATTGTTTCTGTGCTTCAGCAGAACACTCATATATTTTATTTGTTTCAATACACAATACAGGTGTTAAATTTCTATATTTTGAAATATGTCCTTTTTGTGCTTCTGATATTTTCTGCCTTGCTTCTTTTGTATGAGTTTTACCATACATTCCATTATTTTCACCAAGAATTTTTGCTTTTATTTCTGGATTACTCCATTGCTTAAAGGCTCTTTTTGAAAGTTCTTCTTTTTTATTTGGATTTTCTTCGTAATATTTTTTTAATGATTGTTTTCTTCTTTTATTAGCTTCTTTAGAAACCGATCCGTCCTGACCACCATTTTTATCGTTATATCCATAGTGTTCATTTAATGTTTTAAATGTATCTATGTAATATATTTCTTTTTCATCCAAATTCTCTTTTGAACATTTTTCTAATATATAAAACTTAAAATTATCTTCTCCATATTTATTCCATGAATTTTGCAAATGCCCATTACAATGACAATGTCTATTTAATTCACCTTTATGAGAAGACCATCTATTATATATATTGACTGATTGACCTATATATTTTTTCTTGTTTATTAAATTCTCGATGCAATAAATTCCACAAATAGTATTTTCTTTACTTCTCAATTGCATCATCTCGTTTCTATTTTTACGTTTTGGAAAATAATATTTTATTGGGACGTTGCTCCCAGTTGAGTTAATAACTCCTCATACTTTCATATGAGAACAGACTATATCTTCATCCAATTTTGGATGTGTACCATTTCCATTTAAGGGATTTTCACCCACTCACTTGAGCCGTACTCCTGTTGTTATATTTCTATAACCAATGGGATAGTCGTTGAGCGTTTCTCTATTCGAGACTTCGATGCTGATTGCCCATTTTATTATTCTCTGTTTAAAAGAATAATTAGCATTTAGGATTTAACCTTGTGCCATTTAATCACTTTTTTCTACTTTCGTAACTTTCACGCTTGACTATATTTCATGTCTACGTTGTAGTGTGACTAACTTTAGGGGTTTCCAGCAGTTAAATACATATTTTTTCATGCAACTTACGCTACACGGACTCTACTATCAAAGTCATGTGAATCACCTGAAACCTTACTTACAGTAAGTAATACTTCATCATCAGCCCAGAATTCATTTACGTCTCCATCTTTCATATTCTTTGACTCAACATAATTGTTGAAAAACTCATTCTCAGAAAGACCATGAGCAATCTGAGTATCAATAATTTCCTCAATTACCTCGAAGAACTGTGTTCCTCTCTCAGAATTTAACGCTCTCTTAATCTGCTTATTAGAAGAATCCTTGGTAAGTCCAAGGTATTCAAAACAAGCCTTTCTAATTGTGTCACTAGCTTCTGCCTTAGAAATTACACGATTAGAATCGGTATCATAAATTTCACGACCTGCACCGAGGTCAAACATAAGATTTTTTACACTTGTATCTAACATTTATTTATTTCTCCTTTCTCAAAAATTAGGCTTTCTTTGTAAGCTGCATAGCGGCAGTTACACCAGAAATAGCTTTGAGTTCAACACCGTCTTTAACAGCGATTTCACCAGAAAATCCATCTGCTGAAATTTCAACTACATCACCAACTGCGAGTTCATAAGCTCTAACTACCTGAGTAGGAGCATTTGTATAGTTGCTTTCTTTCTTAAATGTGTTGCTATATGTCTCCTCGATCATTGGCACCTGGTATACAAACAGGGCATCTCCAGGAGTTACTACTTCTACATAGAAATTCCCATTATTTGCCTTACCAACGACCTTTCCTTCAAATGAAGTAGGTGCTGCTGCTTTATAAAGATCTAACTCTACGAATTCACCCTTACCAACGAACCATCCGTTGTCTACATAAGCACTTGCTGCTTCTGCTAACTGAATGTTATAAATATGCTTTCCACCATCTCTTGCGAGAACTTTAGAAGGGAAAGCCACTGCATGTTTTGCAATAGTCATCTGAATCATTTATTTTTCCTCCTTAAATTTTTGCATTAAAAAAGACACTCAATTTGAGTGTCATTACATTGATTTATATTTCTTGTTTTATTTGCTAAAAAGATTTCCGTAACGGTTATCCTTCTTAGACTTGTTTACATTAGCAAATACTTTTACGGTTGACTTTTTCTGAGTTTTATCAGTGGTAGCTGCAAAAGTTTTCATATTAGAATCCGCATAGATAAGTTTTGCTTCCTTCTCTAAATCTTCGAGAGAGTAGTTATCCATATTTGTATACAGTTTCTCAAAATCCTTATTAATGAATTTTCCTTCTTCATCTTTTTCAGAAATAGAAGCAAAATTTTCATTTGCAAGAATTTCCTCACGCTTTGCATGAAGTTCATTCTTTTCTGCTGTCTCCTTAAACTCTTTGAGTGCAGCGTAGTTTGAACGCATAGACTGTAACTCTGCAAATTCACTATCTGTTAAAAGTTCACGATGTAAATTGTATCTTTCTCCATCAAAAGCTACATTATCACCGTCTTTTGTATAGTTCTGACCGAAGATTTTATCACCATTCCAGTTCTCATATGTAAAATGATCATCGTAAACAGCGTTGATAAAGTACCACTCATTATCAGCATCTTCATATTCAGATAAAAGCTGGTAAAGTGCATATCTTGTATCTTCATGACTGATTTCATATGTACGAACAATCTTTTCAAAAGTCTGACTTTCTCCTTCATTACCATTTGGATCAGAAGCTCCTTCGCCATCACCTTCTCCATCATTGGAAGGCTCACCAGATTCTCCGCTACTTGAGTTATCTCCTTCTGAATTGTCATCATCGAACATCTCAGCGAATTTTGCTTCAAGTTCCTCATCTGACATTTCTGTATAGTCGAATGTTACATCTTCAGCAGTCTTACCATATTTGGCAAGTAACTCTTCAAATTTTGTCATTTTGTTATTTGTTCCTCCTTCCTTTGATTTTTGATTTATATCAAAACTCTCAAGAATATTAGTTAATTTCTCTAAAGTTTCAACCAATTTGTTGTCTGTGTTAAATGTTACTGTTTCCGCATTTACAGCGAAATCTTCAATTTTAAAATTACTTCCTGCCATACCAGGGGATACATCCTTTGACAGAAGAGTAAGACCTGATACATAAAAATCATCTAACTGCAATGTTTTATTAGCAGTATTAAATGATAACTCCCTAATGCATAATTCCACCGAACAATCTACAGTTCCACGTCTATTCAGAATCTCAATAGCATCTTGACAATACTCATCGTATAAATAACCATGCAAAACTGCACGATTTACGCCAGCGTCTTCATCATATTCAACAGTAGTCTTTGTGCCATCAATAACACCGATAGGCTGTTCTTCATATACAACTTTATCGTTACCATCTTTGTCAGTAGTCACATAATAATCATGGCTACCGAAATCTAATTCATTATCTGAATTGGTAGTGATATGTGCTAAAATTGGGCGAAAGTTTGCCGATGGGACATTTTCATTGAAAGATTCTTCAGAGATTTCCGATTTATTGAGATTGACATGATCGTGAAATGCACGACTGACGAATGGAGTAAGAGACTCTTTATGTTTATCTTCATCTTTGGAAGTTTTTTCAAAATTACCATTCATGCGAACCATGAGTTCTTTACCGAATTCATTACTATTAAAATGAGCAAAATTGTTCTTTAGACAGAACTCATACAACTCATCAATAGACATAATTCGTCTTTTCTTCTTTTTTGGCATTATTTAACCTATTCCTCCTTTCTTTGTTGATATACCACTCAAATTAGGAGAGTGGTTAGAATGTTAGCATGTTGCTATACTGAATTTTATTATTTGTATTTTCAAAAGTGAGAGAGTGGTTATTCAAAAATGTTGCCACGTTCCCATCTTGAGATACCAATTTAAAACCTTCTTTGAGAAGATTTTCCTTTGTCTCCTTGTCGGAGGTTTTAATAAAATTGTATTTCATATTAAGATACCTCCCTTATTTATTATTGAGATCCTCGTCTCTTGTGCGAAGTCCAGCATCTGTAAGTTCTGTTTCGTCTTTTTCTTGACCGCCACCTTGATTAGTACCAGATTGCGTATATGAGGTGTTAAATGGTTTCAATTTCTCGCCAAGATTTAAACAATCTTCCTCTAAGAAGTTCATAGCAAGAGTATCTTTCTCAGATACACCATTTAATGTGTTATAAAGAATCTTATTTGGTAATCCGTTTTGGCAAGATTCCAAAATAGATTTCTTAAAATCATCTTTCTGATAAATGGAAACATCAAAGAATTTAACTTTACAAGGTTCAGATATCCAACTAGATAGAAGTCGATTTACAATCGCTTGAATCTGTGGAATAAGAGTTGAAATAGAAAATGTAGAATCTGCAAGTACGCCATATGTAAAGGCAGTAGAGTTAGAAGCGGAGTTTAAATTTAATATCTGAGCACCACCAGCCGTATTAAGAATTTCTTTTGTTGCTTTTTCAACCTTTGTTACATCACCAGTAGCATCATCTGGGAAACTAATTTCATGTAATTCACCAGGAACAATAGCAGCAGAGATATAAGGTGGTAAAGCTTCTTCAAGCATACGATTGAAATATTGAATCATTATATCTGGATTTACAGTCCAATCATCTACGTCATTTCCCATAGTCTTCATTTCTAGCCATACCAATTTATAAATGTTGGCTGCCTGTTGAACTGCTTGATAATCTGAAGCATCCATAAGATCAATTAATGATAAGAATATAGGTGTAAGCACGGGAACGATGGTTTCCCAGTCTTCAGACCTAAATTTAATACATACATTATATTCTTCTGGGATTAACTGATATTTTTCATTTGTACTCTGATATGTATTCCACATACTATTGAATGGTTCACCCCAATATTCCAATAGTTCAGAATTTCGCTTAAAATAACTCATATCCATTGCACATGCAAATGAACCATCAGGAAATACACCTGCAATTCTCATGTATGATGGATCTAGTGGAAGAATAAACATTCCTTGCCCTTCAGTATAATAAGCACATCCATAAAATGCGTCTTCTCGAAGTGTTATAGATGCAGCTTTACGAAACTCATAATTCAGTCCAAGAGTATCTACAACATCAACTGTTTCCTGATACTTTTGCAATGTGGATTTTATGTCATTATTATCTGAAATTATAAATGGGGGAACTATGTTACGAATAGATAAATCAATTTGATTTGCATAATATTTGCAAAGACGATAGTAGATTTCTGAACGATAATAAAGATAACGAGATAAACTTCTAAGACTTGCTTCACTAGAAGAAATGTTTTTAATATAATCTTTTACATCTTCCTTGGAATAATTACTAATTGTAGTATATGTCTTGGATTTCTGAATATCTCGAAGATTTGTAATTGCACTTGTTGCATCTTCATAGCGTTCAAGTCTACTTTTATTTTTCTCATACCATTCACGCATTTCATTTGCGGTTGGTTGTTTTGGAGTAGAAGAAGTAGTTTTCTTCTGTGAGTTATTTACTTTAGCAGGTGCATTAGAATTTGCATCTACTTTCTTAGGTCTAGGCATATTTGATAATGCACCTCCTTAATTATATTTTGCTTTACGGATTGTAAGCTTATTGATGAAACTTGTGGCATCTTCAGTTGGTCGCTTTTTATTTGTAATGGCTTTTCTACGTTCACACATGAGAGCGTAAGAAGCCATACATGCCGTGTAAGCCCTATCATCATGGAGCTTGTTTGCCTTTTCTGGTGTAAGTTCAAACGAATCCTTTCCAGAATCACGCTTTTTACGAATCATATTGACAAGTTCTTCTTTTAAAGCGTCAATATTAGCAAGAGCAATTTCATCCTGCCAATCAAGTTTTATAGTTTTTGTATTAACGGATTCAATTTTCTCTAATTCTTCATTAAGCTTATTTTCAAATTCCTTTTCATTAACTTTTTGTTTTCTGAGTTCAGCAGAAATTCGTTCTTTTTCTTTAGCCAATTTTTTCTCATCAACATCAAAAACAGTAAGATAGCCTTTATGGTCATATTGTGCTGTAAAACTGATTTTATCTTGATTCATCAATTCTATCATTGCTTCATACATTTCAGATTTATAACCAGCAGGAGACATAAGATGTACTTTGTCTACCGCATTAGGAAATTTCTTAACATAATCAGCGGAATATTCTTTGTCAATTAAGCCTCTATGAACAATGCCAGCAGAGTCTGTCCAATCTGGCATTAAATAATCAGCTATATTAACACCAGATCCGCCGCTACCTGCATCAATGTATACACCAACAATATTCCCGTATGCGTCAGCTCCACCGTTATAATCAAGAATTACTTTTTTTAAATATTCAATCTGATCTGGTGTCTGCATGGGAGATTTGATTTTTTTACCAACATCAATAAGATTAATACAGTTTACCAATCTCATTCTTGTATCAATACTTCCGTCTACCTGTTCGTATTCATAAATTTCACCAACAAGGATTACTGAATTATCTCGACTTCTAGCAGGATCATATGTGATGACGAATTTTTTATCACCTGTATCGTTATATAGAAGTGGTTTTCTAGTTTCTTCGTTACGTGTAATAACACCTCTACGAATAATTGCGTCAGTACCAGCATCTGTAGTAAAAATACAATAATACTCACGCCTAGCTTTTTCTGGATTTGTTCTCATTTCGGATTCAACCGTATTACGAGATAGAAGAGGAGTGACTAATTCTCCTCTAAGAGTTGGTTTAAATGCTTGTTCACAATCTATATGCAATACACAATAGTCAGGATTTCCCATAATCTGCTGTTTTGAAAAATCTCTATATAATCTCCAAAATTGTGTATCTGTTGACGAAGCAGAACTAATATAATATTTTTGATAAGATAAATCTCTTGGTAAGCATCTTTGACGGATAGGATCAATTGAATTACCATCAACATCTTTACCAGTTTTTAAACTTTTATTTACAACAGCGAATGCACCATATACATTCATCATTTCATCAGACAAGAAACCACTTTCGTCAAAAATTACTGTTCCTCGCATACCTCTTTTTGCATCTATATTTCCGTTCAATGTCCTAGTCATAGATCCGTTATAACATGAATAGGAAAAACCATTGGACGAGTGTGAAAATCCATCACCTGCTGCATTTTTAATTTCAATCTCATTCTTAAATAAAGAACCAGTTGAACCGTAAAATGTATCAATGTTATCATTGGCAAGTCGTTCCAAAGTAGTAAAAGTTTGCTCAGCCTGACCACCTGTACCACTTGCAATATATGTCCATACATTACAAAAACACATATCTTTTGACATTATCTCAAGGTCAATAACTGTACTTTTACCATATCCACGAGTACATACAGCAAGTACATTTGGACAAACCCAACTTCTTTGTACAAGAAGTGCCTGCCCATCTAAAAGCTCTATGTTGAAAAAAAGATCTATAGCTTTTACTGGGTTGCATTGCAGATATTTTTGAATTTCAGCAATTTGAATATAAGACTCAATTTTACGAGATGAGATAGAATACCCATGTGGTTTTACATATATTCCATATTGATTATAAAAATCTTTATCATAATCAAGAATTTCATTCTGATAGTAATTCATAATCATTTGTTTATTCTGATTCATTTTCGACAACCTCCTTTACCTCTTCATTAGGAGATTCTTTTTCTTCGTCAAATTCCGCAAAAACAGAATAAACATCTTTTAAGTCTTTCAACTGTTCTTCATTTAGTAAGTTATTTTCTTTTAATGTATCTCTTAAATCAAGATTTTCTCTCAATAAAATTCTGTTAATTTCTTGGTAAGCATCTTTTTCTTTACGAAGATCAGTATTCACAACACGCATTTCAGAAACCATATCTGACCATTCAGATTCATCAAGAGCTAATTGTTTCATAATAGAAGCATCACTAATTTCCTGAACCTGTTGCATACCTCTACATGTGTCAATGTCGAAACCATTGACTTCACCACTTCGCAAATTAAGACTTTTAATTTTTTTGATTTTACCCGTCCATGTATTTTCACCTTTTTTAGCATTTTTGTTGTGTTTTAATGAAATACAACTGTCTTGTGCAAGACTTGTAATAACAGAAGTAATCTTACCTTTGCTCTCCTGTAGAGATTTAATTGTTGCAGAATTGCGTTCAATATTAGAAATGTCGCACATCAACTTCGATATGGTGTCATCAATCTTAGATTGCTGTAAAAATCCACGAACAATAGAGATAGCAGAAGAAGTACGCATCATATCTTCATTTGCGTCTTCACTAGAATCTAACAATCCTAATAGCTGTGAATATAAGAATGGTTGGTCGGCTATATCTTCTTTTTCAAAAGGATCATAACTGAGTAATCGAATTACATCGTTTTTGTTTTTTAAAAAACTATCATATGTATCCAACCCTGCATGTGATTCAATAAGTTCTTCCTCAGTCGTAAGTTCTTTTACTGATTCATTTTCAGTTTTATCCTTAACAAAATGGTCTGAATCAAAGTATGTTAGTCCTATATAATTTGGCATAGCAATTTGACGTGCATACGCTGTCCACACATTAGATTTAACTTTTCCAGAAGCAAGATTCTCAACTTCCTGAATGCTTGAGTCCCATACCTTTTCGAGGAAAGGTTTCCCCAAATATCTAAGGGCAAGTTGTACTGATTCTCTCGTAGGCTCTTGATCAACACCATTTGTAGTTCTTAATGCTATTTTTTTTGCACAGTCTTTACAAATTGGAGTAAGACCACTTTTACTCATAGGATCTGTACTTACATAAAATTTATCTTTAGCTTTATGTGTATCACACATGTAACACCAAGCACCTTCTTTAAGTGACTTGATTTTCTCTTCCTGTGTTTCAACTTTTTTCTTTAATTGTGCAGCCGTTAATTTTGTGGGCTGTGTCTCTTTTGTCGTAGCCAAACTAACGACCACCTCCTTTTATTCCAATATAAAAAAGAAGCCACTTCATATGAAATGACTTCTCATAATTTTCAATATTAAATTTCCAATGAAAGTGCAATTCACTTAGTACGTCGTGTGAGAGAATCGAACTCCCATATCCTTTCAGAATGCTGGTTTTCAAGACCAGTGCTGTACCAATTGAGCCAACACGGCATAAGCGTAGTATATAGGACTCGAACCTATGCACCGAATAAACGATGACCTCTGATTAGCAATCAGGTGCAATACCAACTCTGCCAATACTACATAATAAAAGAGCCACCTCATGAAGTGACTCTCTGTTACTATACAAAAAAATGTATAGCCTCGCTGTCCATTTAAGTATCAGCTACGTAATGATCTGTAGGAGATTCGGACTCCTGTTGCCGCCGTGAAAGGGCGATGTCCTAGACCGCTAGACGAACAGACCTAATGTGGGAATCTCACCCACTGGATCAGCATAAAGCACTAACTAGCTGATATTGGACTGTACACATCCAGTTATTATTCAGGTACAAATTAAGTACCCTAAGACACACAAGGTATCCATGCTTACTGATTATTCTCTATATATTTTCGGTCTTCGGAGTAAAAATCAATTGATAAGATTTAATGACTCTTATCCGTCAATTAAGGGTTCTCATTAATGCAGAGAAGCACAAATTCGTTATAGAATTATCAGACCATTCAGTAGCTTGGACAAGCTTAGATATACTGCATTAAGATTTCGTGTGCACTAGAGTCTTTGTATAGTCGGCTCTACCAAAATACAGCAGTAGGACTTACAATGCTACATGAATAGCAAATGCCAAGATATGATACTTATATATTCTCTGTTTGATAGTGGGGGAAAAATGATGTTAGACGAAAGCTTCATCAGCATCCTCTATAAATCTGAAAGTGCCTTTTGTTCAATCTTTTTAATTTCTCCATCAGCAAAATATTTTGCAAATTGCTCATCTGCATCAATATCCTTGTACACCGCAACCATATCAAGCGAATTCCAACCGACTAGCATTTGAATTACATCATCAGGAAGTCCACTTCGAGAACAAGAAGTTGTAAAGAAATGACGAAGACTATGGAAATAGAAGTCTTCTCCTAAATGTTTGCTAAATGTATCAGCCCAACTGTCAAGTGTTCCTGAATCCATAGGTTCATCTATATATTCTCCGTTTATTTTCTTTGGAAATAACCATTCTGATTCAATTCTGTGTTCTTTTCTATAATTCATCCACAAATCAAAATATGGCTTAAACGGTTTTGCAAGTGTATATGCTACTAACATTTTTCCACGAGATCCTCTTCCTTTTGTTTGAATCTTTTCAGGTGTCTTATATAAAGAACCGTATATGATATTTTCGTCATCGAAATAAGATACTTTGAAGCGTGGCAATTCACTCTTACGTCTACCGCTAAATGCAGCTAATGCTAAAATACAAGCCTTGTCATACTTGCCTTTTTCAACCCAATAA